AAGAGCAGCAGCTATGGACGCTCAAATGGAAAGAGAAAATAGAAGACGTGCTGAAAGTGAAACAGGGGGTACAAGTGGTAGCACCTTTTCTGAATCTACAGTATCAGGTAGTGGAGCAGAATCTGCAGGTACACACTGTTGCACAGCATCCTACAAACAAAAGACTATGACTATATCAGAAGTAAAAGAGCTTAGACGTTGGCATAGACAACAATCACAAATATGGCAAGACGGTTATGATGTGTGGGGCAAGTATGTTGCAGATGGTTTAGTGGCTAAGTCAAAGTGGCAAGCATCTGTTGTAAAATCCGTGCATCAATTAATTATAAAAAAGAAGTTGACACTAAAAGGATTATATGGTATAATGCTTATATCTTCAGGTGTCTATCCTATAGGATTATTTAAAAGGGTAATGAGATATGGAAGAATTTTTCAATCAACTTAGAGAACGATATTTAGCTTTACCCGAAGAGGAGAAAGACGTAATACGTTCTTTAATGGGTACAGAACAAGGTAGAGTCTTAGCAAAGATACTAGGTCCTGAAGTTGCAGGACAAATAAATTTGCGTAGACCTGCTGAACCTGTACTACAAAGGCGCGGACTTGGTATGCGCTAATCTGTCAGTCACTAGCTACTCATCCCCCAACTGGCTACGATGACCCTAGAAGGAGAACTCAATGAACGAGACAGTAATGGCTGAAGAGCCAAAACAACAAAAAAAAGCAGCATTCGTTAGTAGGAAATACAATAACGATGAAAAGCGAAAACTCGATGAACAAGAACTTGAAGAGCTACTCAAAGCTCAACAAGGAGAGTCTGTCGAGGAAGAGTCTAAAGTGGAGGAGGAACAAGAACCTACTTCTGCTGAAGAGAAAACATTTAAGAAGAGATACTCTGACTTACGGAGACATCAGCAAAAACAAGCTGACGAATTAAAATCTAAGATAACTGACCTTGAAAGGCAGTTGACTGAAGCTGCACGTAAGGAAATGAAGCTACCTAAATCCGAAGAGGAGATAGAAGCTTGGACTAAGGAGTATCCCGATGTAGCAGGTATAGTTGAAACTATAGCTACTAAAAAAGCACAGGAGCAGTCAGTGGCTCTTGAAGAGCGTATAAAAGCCATTGACGAAATGCATGTATCTGCATCAAAAGAAAAAGCTGAAGTCGAACTGTTAAAGTTACATCCAGACTTTAGTGATATAAGAGAGAGTGATTCGTTTCACGAGTGGGCTGAACAACAGCCTAAGTGGGTACAGGATGCACTCTATGATAACGAAACAGATGCGAGGTCTGCAGCTAGAGCCATAGATTTGTACAAAGCGGATATGAAAATGTCTGCACCAAAGTCTAAGGACAAAGATGCAGCAAAGTCTGTGTCTGTTAAAAATGCTCGTAGCAAACCTCAAGAAGACGCAACAGCTTCTTATCTAAAAGAATCTGATGTACAAAAAATGTCTTCAAAGGAATATGAAAAGAAGTCAGACGAGATTATGGAAGCCATACGGTCTGGCAAATTTATTTACGATGTATCGGGTTCTGCTCGATAATGTAAAAAAAGTGTTGACAAATAGTTATTTATAAGTATAACTATATGCAACTGTGTGAAGTATATCACACTATTAAACAGTCAGTCTTGCGGATTACCTGACAAGCGTAGCCCATTAATGTATAAGTAGCGCAACTTAAATGTTAATGCACCTTTGCAAATCAGCCCCTTACTAGTCTGGTGAGTTTACATCTGTTAAATGCTAAAGGAGGTAATCATGGCATTCACGTCTGCTGCCGGTCACGGCAACCTCCCTAATGGTAATTTTTCACCTATCATTTACTCCAAACAGGTGCAACTTGCGTTTCGTAAGTCATCTGTTGTGGAACAAGTTACAAACTCCGATTATTTCGGGGAGATTGCTAACATGGGCGATAGTGTGAAAATCATTAAGGAGCCGGAAATAACAGTCAAGGCATATGCTAGAGGTACAACTATTACACCTCAAGACCTTGACGATGAGGACTTTAGCCTTACAATCGACAAAGCTAACTACTTTGCGTTTAAGGTTGATGATATTGAGGAAGCACATTCACACGTTAACTTTCAATCATTAGCGAGTGATAGAGCTGCCTATCGACTATCTGACCAGTATGACCAAGACGTTCTTGGTTATTTATGTGGGTTTAAACAGTCTGCACTACACGGTGCTGCTGATACTGCAAACACCACAGTAAATGGTTCTAAATCTGTATCAACTGCAGGCTCAGATGAACTTTTAACTTCTATGAAGTTAGATGCTTCTGACTTTACTGATGGTTCAGGTTCAGCAGGTTCAGCAAACAACTCTATAGGGCTTCAGCCCAGAGGACCGGGTGCAACCGACTTAACACCTGCTGCAGGTACAACTTTCCCATTAACAGTCATTGCTAGAATGGCTAGACTACTTGACCAACAAAATGTTGATTCACAGGGTCGATGGTTAGTTGTAGACCCAGTGTTCATGGAAGTGTTGAAGGACGAGGATTCTCGACTATTCAATCAGGACTTTGGACAGTCAGGTGGAATTAGGAGTGGCGAAGTTATAGGAAATCTACATGGATTCCGTGTATTTTCTTCTAACAACCTACCATCCATCGGAACAGGACCTGCCACTACTGGTGGTACTAACTCTTCCAACTTTGGAATAATTGTTGCAGGACACGACTCCGCAGTCGCTACTGCTGAACAAATCAACAAAACTGAAACTTACCGAGACCCAGACTCATTTGCTGATATCGTAAGGGGTATGCACCTTTACGGTAGAAAAATATTGAGACCTGAAGCTCTCGTTAATGCTCGGTACAACTTAGTATAAGGGAGGACATTATGGCTACAATTACTGCTACTCTAGCAAATACGCATGGTTCTTCCGCACGAGGTAGGCAACCTTACTACGTGCAACAAATAGTTGACTTAACAGCTAACAGCATTAATCCTAACGGTGATGTGGTACAGTGTCTTACTATACCTGCAAACACCAAAATTCTTGCTGCAGGTTTTCAGGTAACTAAAAGTGCAACACAAAACTCAGGAACAGACGCAACAGCTACATTAGGTACTGATGCTGACCCAAATGAGTATGTAACTGCATTCGACATTGATGGTGCATCTGATGGAGCTTATGCTCCTAGTGTTACTGTCTCTGCTGATTTAGTTATCACATCAGCTAATACTTTGGACTTAACACTCGCAGGTGGAGGAGCTTCCTTCACAGCAGGTGAAATCAGAGTGTACGCTATGCTAATGGACGTTAGTGACATCGGTGAGATGGAAGCTAATGAAGTTGACAGGGATACCCTTGCTTAAATAGTCTGAGTGGGGCAGGGAAACTTGCCCCATTCTTTTTTAGGAATTTATAATGGCAACATTTTTAGCATTAACAAATAGTGTGTTAGCAAGATTAAATGAAGTACAACTTACTTCTTCTAATTTTTCTGCAGCTAGAGGTATACAAACACAAGCTCAAAATGCTGTCAACGAGTCTATACGATATATTAATCAAAGAGAGTTTAATTATCCGTTTAATCACTCAACCAAAACAGAAACACTTGCACCGGGTTCAGTTAGATATGCTATACCTACAGATGCAAAGACAGTAGATTACAATACATTTAGAATAGTCAAAGACCAAGACTTAGCTACTGCAGGTAATGCTTTAAGTATACTGCAGTACAATGAATATGTAGATAAGTTTATTGACCAAGAAGATGAGATAGTAACAACAACACTAGCAGAAGCATTAGATGCTAGTGAAACAGAAATAGACCTTACAAGTTCCACAGGGTTTGACTCTGCAGGAACTATTTTTATAGAAAACGAACAAATAACATATACAGGTATAAGTACAAATACTTTAACTGGTTGTACACGAGGAGCAAACAGCACAACTGCAGCAACTCATAGTGATGGTACACAGGTATCTCAGTTTGACAGTGGAGGTATACCCACACATGTAGTGCGAACATTAGATAATAACTATTTATTATATCCTTTTCCTGATAAAACATATGCTTTAAAGTATGATTATTTTACTTTTACATCTGATTTATCTGCGCAAACTGATACTCCAACTATACCCGACAGGTTCTCTCCAGTAATAGTAGATGGTGCTACAGCATTTGTATATCAATATAGAGGAGAAACTTCTCAGTATCAATTAAACTTTGCACGATTTGAGCAGGGAATAAAGAATATACAAAGTCTGTTAGTAAATAAATATGAGTATGTTAGGTCAACAGTTCTAACACATCCTACCGTAACATCAAATTATTTTGCTACAGCAACGGTTAGATAATGCCTGATTTATCACAGACAGCACCTGCCACGTTCCCACTGATGGGTGGTCTAGTTTTAAACAAGTCTACATTTGCTATGCAACCCGGAGAAGCACTTGAGCTTGTAAACTTTGAGCCAGACATTAATGGTGGCTACAGACGCATAAATGGTTTTGTTAAGTATAATACTAATGTAGTACCACAAACAAGTGCATCAACAGAAGAGGTTTTACTCTCTTGCATATTCAACGGAACAATACTTGCAGCAAGAGGAGAAAAGATATTTACAGCTTCAGCAGGAAGTGGTTCTTGGACAGAAAGAGATACAGGTAGAACAAGCGCAGGTGTATATACCTTTGAAAGATTTAACTTTGATGGTAACGACAAGCTTATAGTTGCAGATGGAAACAACGCACCTACAGTGTTTAATACCTCGTTCGCAGCCACAGACGTAACATCAGCAGGTGGTGGAGAAGTCAGCACTGCTGTAACAGGAGCGAAGTTTGTAGCTGTATTTAAAGACCATATGTTCTACGCAGGTATGGCTAGTAATAAACAAGAGGTTGTATTTAGTGTACCGTTTGATGAGGACAACTTTGCAACGGCTAGTGGTGCAGGTAGCTTTAAGGTAGATGATACAATAACAGGTCTTAAAGTTTTCCGTGAAGATTTGTTTATATTTTGTGAAGATAGAATATTTAAACTAACAGGAACATCATCTAGCAACTTTGCCGTAGCACCTGTAACTAGAAACATTGGATGTGTAAACGGACAAACAATACAAGAATTTGCAGGTGACTTAATATTCCTAGCACCAGACGGATTGAGAACCGTTGCAGGTACAGCAAGAATTGGTGACGTTGAACTTGGTACTATAAGCACTCCTGTGCAGTCTGTGTTCAACGATAACATTGCAAATGCTAGTGGATTTAGGTCGGTAGTTATACCAAATAAAACACAGTATAGAGTATTTTTTACAAAGTCGGGTGTAGTGCAATCAGCTACAGAGGGTGTAACAACATCTTTAAGAGGACAAACATTTGAGTTTGCTCAGTTAAAAGGAATAAGACCTACATCTACGGATACTGTAACTACGGCAACAGAAACGATAGTTATACATGGTGGTGATGGTGGCTACGTATACAGACAAGAATCAGGTAATGACTTTGATGGCACAGCCGTATCAGGTAAATACAGGAGTCCTGATTTAAGCTTTGGTGATGCAGGAGTACGAAAGCATATGCATCGTGTTCTTGTAAGTTACAAGCCAGAAGCTTCTATAAGTGCAGATATGTTTTTGCGGTATGACTATGAAGACCCTAGTAGCCCACGACCTGCCGCCTACTCACTAACAGCTAGTGACATCGTGGCTGTGTATGGTTCAGGGGTATATGGAACAGCAACTTACGGTGGTCAATCAGAGCCGTTATTAAGACAATCAGTTGAGGGTTCAGGATTTACAGTGGCGGTGCGAGTAGATGACAATGGAACGACAGCACCTTATGCATTAAGAGGATTTCAAATGGAATATCAAGTAGGAGCTAGAAGATAAATGGGAGCAACATACACAAGACAGTCTACGTATAGTGACGGTGATGTTATCACGGCTGCCCATACTAATGACGAGTTTAATCAGTTATTAGCAGCCTTTCAAGCCAG